CGAACAAGTGGTATCTCAGGAGAATAATTTGAAACCAGTGAATGATGAAAAAATAAAAATCATAAAAGGGTTGGGCGACCTGGTTGACTATTTAAGATCGATTGGCCTCTCTGTTACAAGGCAAACTTTAATAAAATACATCAATGCCGGGTTGCCCTATTGGAAATTTAATAATATTTATCATTTTTATGTTGATAATATTGATGATTTCTTTCGTAGTGCTTGTAGTTCAAGCAAGGAAGATCAGGAAGATCGGGAACATCTTAGCTCAAAATAATTACACCCCTTTTGAGAATGAACCCACTTATGGCAATTTTTACACAGAATTATCGTGTTGTCTAAATCGGCTGATTCAATTGGGTTTTGTTCGACTCCTGTAATGTGGTGGCAATGCAATTCAGAATTATCTATGCTTACCCAGCATTTTTGACACCTGTAATTGTCCAGTTTAAGCCTAAGCTGTCTTAGCTCTGGCTGAACTTCTCTTGAAGAAGATTTTTTAAATCCTGCCGGATAAAATTTTCTATTAAAGGTCGGACACGCTGACTTACATCCTTTTGAACAATAAAAACGACTTTCTCCTGTGCATATACCAGACAGCACGTTGATTCTATTTCTAACATGGTGAATTGTCGGTATGTAATACCTTCCACAATAAGCACATTTTACCCATAAGATATTACCAGGAAGTCTTACTGGAGAGTCGTCAATCGTCAGTTTGTGTGCATATAAAGAATATTTTGGGTAAGGTTTTTTATATAGATTGCTAATTTTTTTGCGGAGCTTTATTTCTTTATTGATAAAATATTCTTCCTTTTCTTTTTCGTTCATTCTTCTTGTGCGACAACAATCCTTACATATCTTAGAGGGCTTCACAAATTCGTGTGGTACCCCCTCTTTCCCACACTTATTACATACAATAACTTCTGGCATATTAACCTATTTTTATAGATCTAAGTTTATTCGTTTTACATACCATACAAGGTTTAACCGTATTTGTACAGGGTTTAACCGTATCTATTCTTTATTTTTGTTAGTAGTTTAAATTATCATTAATGCTATGCCGGACTCATCGGACCCAGACGTAAACAAAGGTGGTCGCCCCACCGATTTTAAAGAAGAGTATATTCACCAGGCATATGTCGTTTGTGCCGACGACGGATACACGAATGCCAAACTCGCCAAGCTTTTTAGTGTTAATCGCCGAACGATAACTAACTGGCTCAAAGAAATTCCTGAATTTAAAGAATCTGTCATGTTAGGCAAGGATGAGCATGATTGCGGTTTTGTCGAAAAATCATTCCTTAAACGGGCCAAAGGTTATCAGTACACGGAAACAACCAGTGAGTTAATGTTTATCGACGATCCCAAAGCCTACCAACCAAACCCGATGCAAGAGCTTCACGGCATAGAGCGAAGAAGGATACACACCTATATTCCCACCAAAAGAACAATCAAGCACGTTTCTCCGGACACCAGGGCATGTGAAATATGGCTATGTAATCGCAGGCCTGGGCGATGGAAGAGAATAAAGCATGTCGAAGTGACTGGCGCCGGCGGCGGTCCGATTACAACTAAAAAGATCACAGATTTTCCGAAGGAACCTGAAACTATCGAAGAATGGGAAGAGCAAGTGAGAGATTCTGAAAAACGGGAACGGCAAGTGAAAGATGCCGAGGGTGTAACGATAGATGAAAAAACTCCTACTCCTTAGTCTGGTATTAATTATGTCAATATGGTCACCGCAACCCGGGCCGCAAGTAAGGGCGGCGGTTTGTCCCGCTGATTTCACCTTTTTTGGTGGGACCAGGGGCGGAGGTAAAACCGAGTGTCTGGTTGGGCGCCAGATTCGCGGCGCTGAAAAATACAATTTTGCTTGGAACGGCTTGATTGTTCGACGAAAGTATAAAGAGTTTTCGAAGATCCGGAATAGGTTTGATGAATTAATCCGGGCCGGATTGCCTGCCGAGCGTATTGGAGGAGATCAGCAGACCAATACGATCAGGTTTGGCGATGGTGGAAAAATCACCATGTCGGCTATTCAGCGCGTAGAGATGTGTGATGATTTTGTCGGAGAAGAATTCACGGAAATTAGCATCGACGAATGTACAACATTTCCATTTTTTATCAAGCTGGTTGATAAGCTTTCCGGGTCATGCCGATCACCGCACGGCGTCCCCTGTCGGATGTTCGGTACCGGAAACCCTGGCGGACCTGGCCACAATGAAGTCAAACTATTTTTTCACCTTGGCCAAGCGTTCAACGTAAAACCCGGCACCGTCCTCTACAACGATGTTGGAGAATCCCGCGTTTACATCCCCTCTTTCCTTAAAGATAACAAAATCCTGTGTGACAATGACCCGAAGTATGTTCGAAAACTGATGTCTATCAGGGATCCTATGTTGCGCAGAGCCTGGCTTGATGGAGATTGGGACGTTTATATCGGGCAGGCATTTCTCTTGTCACCCACTCATCATATCATAAAACCAATACCTATCCCAGACCAAGCGCCTTTGTATATGACATTCGACTGGGGTTACAGCGCGCCGTTTTCTGTTGGCTGGTGGTGGGTTGATGGCGAAGGCAGGATTTACAGGTTTGCTGAGTGGTACGGATTCGACGAACAGGCCAATGAAGGATTACGCCTTGTAGACTCGAAGATGGCTGAAGGTATTGTCCAGCGGGAAAAAGACCTGGGAATCTGGGGCAAGAAAATAACGCGCTTGTGTGATCCTACCTGTATGAATAAAAAACCGGATTACAAGGGCGGCGGTCAAGGTCCGAGCACAGCGCATGAATTCGCAAAGCTCGGTATTCTTATGCGTCCAGGAGATCCCAGCCGGAAATTAAAGATCCGGCAATTTCGGGAACGGTTATCTATTCCCGAGGATCCAAAACAAAGGCCGATGATGCAGATATATGACACATGCCGGCATTTTATCGCCACGATTCCGTCACTGTGCATGGATGATTATGACCCTGAGGATATTGATAGCGATCAGCACGATCATTGTTTTACAGGTGACACGCTTGTTGATACGGATGTTGGGCAAGTTCCAATCATAAACCTTGTTGGAAAAACAGGAAGGGTTTTGACGGCTGGTGGTTTTTGGGTGGATTTCCATTCTTGCAGAAAGACAAGAAAACAGGAAGACATATTGAGTATTAATTTTACTGATAACAGGTCAGTTAAATGCACTCCTGATCATAAAATATTTACAAAAAAAAGTGGTTGGATACAAGCAAAAGACTTGCAAAAAGATGATGAATGTTGTATGTGTATATCCAATGATAACTATTTATCGGAGGATATAATATGCAAATTAGAGTCATCAGCAAAACAACCCAAGAGTTTAGTGGAAAAAAGTACTATCTTTGCGGATTTTATTACCAGCGAGACGGAAAACGACTGCATAGGGCTGTGTGGAAACATTTCAATGGAGATATTCCAAAAGGTTTTTCAGTCCACCACAAGGACCATGACAGATCAAACAACCATATTGAAAACCTTGAATTGGTTAAATCGAGTCGGCACGCATCTTACCACGCTAAAGTGTCAGACCATACCGAATGGCTGGACTCTTTGCATAGAGGGGCTGCAAAATGGCACGGAAGCCACGATGGAATCGAATGGCACAAGGAACAATACAAAAAACACTGTGCCGATGTGCTGCAAAAACGCAAACCAGTTAAGTGTGAGGGGTGCGGTAAAATATTTGACGGGCTGCCATATTCAAGATTTTGTTCGCGCAAGTGCCAAATTAAGTCGTGGAAAGAAAGAGATTCAAGAAAAATTTCAGCCAGATGTGCGATATGCGGGGAACAATTCTTTACAGACGGAAGACAGGGCCAACAAACTTGTGGAAAGCCTTGCGCCGCGAAACTTTCCTGGAAAAAGCGCAAAAGTAAAAAGGGTTGATATAGCACAACCCGAACCGGTTTATTGTTTGATTGCTAACGCCACTCACGCCTTTTCGGTGTGCGGTGGCGTTCTTGTTCATAATTGCTATGACGAGGCATGTCACATTTGCATGGCCCGCCCGATGAGCCTGGTAGAAGAACCCGTGATTGAAAAACCAAGAATTGACCTGGTCTCACAGGTAGCGACAACTGAATATAACGAAATCATCAATCAAATCAGAATACAACAAGAGCATATGGAGAATCGCCGGTGATAGATATCTTCAGTGTAATAGATTACTTTCTTATGGATGCCCGGAAATTCAATCCGATTTGGATAACAGATGATTATTCTGCAACATTGGTCTTATGGCTAAAATTCCCTGGGAGTTCTTTTAAAGATGGTTTTGTGTGCCACGCAAACATAATCGTTTCAGGTAAGGAATTGGTCATGTCTGAGTCTATGGGCACCTTAATCAAGCACAGGGAAGAGGAAAAGAAAGAGGAAATATTGAATGCGGCCATGCCGTATATCATTGGCGGTTGTACCGAGATCGCAAATAGTCCACATGGTCCGTGGATAAACTTAATGCCGGGAGAAGAAAATACAGATGAGCGAAAAACAAGCTAAGGCAAAAAGGCGCGAAGAGAAGGAACAGCTGGAGCAGGGGCCCCAAAAAATCGGGACAGTAAACATCGACGTTTACCCCGACCTTAACGTCAATGTGAGCAACTTTCCATCGGATCATAATGTGGCGATGATGATTTTGTGCAACGCCATGATGAAGGTCTCTGCTTATTTTATGGATGAGCAAAAGAAAACATCCGACATTGTACTGGCGCGTCCAGGGGCGAGCGCGGCGGACATAATCAAGATGGCGTCGGGGAATTAAAGTGGCTGAGAACAGAAACAATCAAGACATTCAATACCCCGAAGAAACCAGGGACATAGAATTCGAGCGGGCGTTAAAAAGCTGGGACGCAACGCCAAGAGCTAACCCTGCATATTTGGACGTAGATGAGTCTCAGACAAGCCTTGTGGTCAAGGATATAGAAAATCCTCACTTAGAACCAGAGTATCTTGAACGACTTGAAAGGAGTTTTTAATGGCTGAAGGAAAACCAAACGAAACATTGATTGCTTTTGAGTCCGGAAATTACAAAAAGATCAAGGGCGAATGGGTGGGCGATTCCATGTGGAGTCATTTCAAGAAAGCATCCGGCGGCATGATCCATGTGAACAAGGATAAAGTCGAGTACATGGAGACGTTTGATAATGATAAGTTTCCGGAACATTAAACAGAAGGAAAATAAACAATGGCAGAGACAAAAACTCCAATGACCCTTAGATCTGTAACAAGGTTTTTGAAAAAGAAAAAGAAAGAGACCAAAGGTGTGGTTAAGGGAGTCTATAAGGGTGTAAAAAAAGACTGGGATGCTTTGATGAAGGGCTTAGGCGGTCATAAGAAATAAAAGAGGATTTATGGAACCAATAATTTTACAGATAGTGCTGGTCTTATTTATCGTTTTTCAATTTGGCGTCAATCTCTATGACCGCCGGGCCTCAAAAGAGCGCGAGTCGGATCTGGTTGCAGCGCTGATCGCAAAACACCTGGGAGAGTACGCCCTGGCCAACGCTGAATTGAAATCGACGACCAAGGATAAAATAAAAAAGATCAAGGCTGAGAACGAACTGGCCATTGCAAATCAAAAACTTATTAATGGGGCACGTGGAATACCGGTGACGTAATGGCTCAAAAACCAAAAGATAGCGAAGTCCTTTCAGATTTTGCCGACATTTTTAAACAGGATGCGGATTACTCGCAGTCAATCCGGGAGATGACCTGGTTTCGCAATATTCTGTTTTACCTGGGCGAACAGTGGATATCATGGTTTGCCGAGACAAATACGTTCGGTTATCAGTTTCCCATGAACTTCTACGAACCTACGCCGGTCGCAAATAAGATCCGCGATCATGTGAGATCGATGAAAGCGCTCATCCTCAATAAAAAATATACTGCAAGGATCTGGCCGAACTCAGAAGAGCAGAGGGACAAAGACGCTGCCAAGCTCGGGGGTATGGCTTTATCGTCTATGGATAACGATAATTGCGGAGAGGTTGAGGACATAAAAGAATTAATCGCCTTGTGGGTGATTTTAACGGGCAACGGCTTTGCGCGGACTTACGCCAATAAAGATAACGGTATGTATGTTGTAGATGCTGCGGGTAAAGCTACTTCCAAGGGCGAGGTTACGATTGAGAGTCTTCTACCGTTTTCCGTCGTAGTGCCTGCCCTGGGTCTTCTTTTGCGGCAGAAGCGTTATGTTGGGATTAAATGTCTCAAGGAAAAAGAATGGGCTGAAGACACGTATCATGTCACGCTTGGCGCAACTGGTGAAAGCACGATGAGGGTCGAGTACGAAAAACAGCTTATGACCCTGGTTGCGAATGTAAGCCCGTGGAAAGGACGCAGCTTAGAACAGGGCGGACTTGCGGAAATGGATAACGAAAAGCTTGTTCTCTTCCAGGAAGTTGAATATCGACCCACCAAGAAATATCCCAAGGGGCGCTATGCGTCGGTTTCTGATGGCCAGGTTTTAGAGAATAAGACCGAAATGCCTATCAAGACCAATAAGGACGGGCAGTGGTTTTATACGGTCACGGATTTTTCATACAATCATACTCCGGGAAGTTTCTGGGCAACGTCCAGCGTTGATGATCTAATAAGTCCGCAAAAAAACATCAATGAGATTGATAAGGACTTGTCAGCCAACCGGCAGGACCTGGGTAGGCCCTACGTGCTTACGCCAAACGAACTCACTGTAAAGCGCATTTCACAGGCAGGGACATCCTTTTTAGAACTCAAATATGACGCTTTATTATCCGGAGGACAAAAACCGGAAGTCCACAAGGGAACACCTTTTCCGGAACAGGTCCTTGTTGAGCGAAAGCTCAATATAGAAAACATCCAGGACGCGGCGGGGGATCCCAAGAATATTTTAGGAGGGAAAGCGCCGTCGGGAAGTGCGTCCGGAATTATGGTGGACATTCTCACGGAATCGGCGGAGAAGAGTCACACGCCGGACGTCGACAGGTTTTACAGATCATGGAACCGGGTGAAAAAGAAACAATTAATCATTACCCGGGATATAACCACCGAAACAAGACTCCTGAAGATGGCAGGCGAAGGCAATAATATATTAATCAAAGCTTTTAAGGGTGCGGACCTTTACGATAACACCGATGTTCGAATGGAGTTAGACAGTGGAGCCTCATCTACACGCGCCGGCCAGAATCAATTTATGATGAAGTTGATTGAGCAGGGTTTTTTCGGGCCAATTGCCGAACAGCCCAAGATGCAATACGAGCTATTAAAACGTTTCGGCATGTCATGGATACCCATGGAAAACAGTCAACACGAGGACCGGGCGGGACGTGAAAATAGTATTGTGGCTTTGGCTACCAAGAAAAATATCATCGTCGATCTTGATCATCCTGATAAACCCGAGGCGGTTCTCGACGGAATCTTCTTTGCCAAATTGAACGAAAAGACCCAGCAAGTCGAGGTTATCAGTCACGACCCGTATTACAAATATGATAACCACGCCATTCACTATGAAAGCCACACAAAAACCATCCTGAGTCCTGAGTTTAAAGAATGGGACCCAATTAATCAAACCATATTAATCAACCACAACGATATGCACCATTACGAGATCCAGGCGCAAAAAGAACAGCAAATGATGGAGGCGCAGTTGAATGGCGGCGGCGGTCCTCCTGGAAAGCCAGGCGGTCAACCCGGGGCGCCTTCTCCTGAACCGGTTGGCATGCCGGCGGGACAATAAAAAGGAAATTGCCAATGAAACAACTCATAAGCATGAAACGAACAAAAAGGAGCAAGGCCGAAAGCGACAAGATGTCGGAACCCG